GATTCAGTCCTGAGCAACTTGAGCCACGTCCCGCGCCAACTATACTGCCGCATTCCCAAAATAAATTTACATAATGTTGTAAAGTTACAGGATAAGAGAACATATTAGTTTCAAGTTTTTCTCCTATTGTTCTTTTTATATCAGCTTCTTCTTCAAGTCTTTGAACATATTCTTCATTATCTGCCCAATTTCCAATTTTCTCATTTAAATTATTCCAACATTCATTTATCCAATATCTTTCTACTTTATCATCAGAAGTAAACATACTTTTAAGAATTGGATACTTGGTCATTTCATCTGCATATGGATTATTAACTCCCCACCATGAAGATTTAGGATAATTTTTAACTTCTACTTTTGGAATTTGTTGCGGATGCCTTAAATCATAATTCTCAATTTTTTGATATATTTCCATACTATTATCAAACATTTGTTCAATAATAATAGATTTTTCATTTTCAAAACTTTTTGAAAGGTTACTTATAATTTCTTCATTGGTTTGAAGATATGAATATTCATAGAAATCATCTACTTCACGCTCCCCACCTTTTGAATTAAGATATGCTTTATGAACAAATCTATCTTCCTTTTTAAGATAATGAGCATCAGTGCCAATTACCATTGGAATTTCAAAAGCTTGAGATATACTAAATAATCTTTTATTAACTGCCATTTGGTCTTTTGAACAGCCGGGCGCGCACTCTATATAAAAGTCGTCACCAAATAATTCCTGACACCAAAGAACAAAATCTACAATACGATTATGTGCATTTCTAGCTTCTTCAACATCATTAACTTTTTCTGTATTAATTAAATTTAATGTTTGAGTAGATAGTTCGCCTCCTAAACATGCGGTTGTTGCAATTAAAGAGTTAGGATATTTATGTACGATTTCCGCCAAATCTGAATATAATGTAACAACTCTTTCCATACCTCTATCATAATAAGAGTTCATCCATGCTCTTGAAGATAATTCTCTTAGAGCTTTATGACCTTGCATATTTTTTGCTATTAATATAAAATGATAATATTTTTGTCCATTTTCTCTATTTTGACATAAATATATTTCATTTCCTAATGCAATTTTAAAATTAGGATGTTCTTTTTGAATTTCATTTTGATATATATTTAATTCCATATGACTAGATAAGCAATCATGGTTAGTTATAGAAATACCTGCTAAACCTAAATCAATCGCCCTATTAACTAAATCTTTTGGACGATTGATACAATCAAGAAGACGAATGTTGCTATACATGTCGTGACTATGAATCTCGAATCTATCTATTTTATTCATCTTATCTCTCCATCTTTATTTTATATAATAATTATATCATAATTTTTATTAAAAATCAAAAAGAGTGCTTAGTACTCTTTACTATAAGACATTCCTCTCAAACTAGCATAATGGAGAAGATTTTTTACTATATTATTTAAAGATTCATCATCTAGTTCTAATAAACTCATTCCATCTGGTAGAGCAATAACAGTTTCATCTGGACAACGTTTGACTATATCATTGTACAATTCAGCTACTGCATTTAAATCATTTTTTTCTAAATTATATTGTAAAACTAACATTATTATTTTCTCCTATAAGTTTAAAATATCTATCAATTACCTCATTTATACCAGAACTAGGTAAACACAATTCGCCTTTATTTCTATCTTTAACATTTGTAATTACATATAACATATTATCATTAAATAAATCTAATTCTATATCTAATCTATATCCAGTTTCTTCATTACTAAGTAAAGTATAAACTGGTTTATTAAAAAGTATAGTTTTTTTACATCATTCTTTGTCATAATATTTATTTACCTCTTCATAATATAAATCAATTGCCTCTCCTATATCAATAGAAGAACTATATATATTAATTCTCCTACTATATCTGTAATATCATATTCACTAATTGTATTATTCAATAAATCTAATATAGCAACTAATCTGACTCCTGCTTTATCATTATTTAATAATACTTTATTTATATTAGTTTGATAAAAATAACATTTTATTTCTTTAGATGTCCAATTCATTATTATTTCCCATGTTTACCTAAATTTACAACATCATATTTAATTAAACAATAAATTCCTTTAAAAATAAATTGAAATAAATTTAAACTATAATCACATATCTCCCATGAATTATCATTTATATTTCTTGCTGTAATAGAATATTTTCCGCCCATATTTATCTCCTTTAATCTTTTTGAATAATTACAAGTTTCTCTGAGGCGCGCGTAGCCGCGGTATAGAGCCATCGAGCATGCTCTTCTTTATCAAATGGAAATTTTTCTTCTACGACTAAAACTTTTTCAAATTCGCTACCTTGCGCCTTATGGCAAGTTATTGCGTATCCATAAGTGAATTGTTTTGGTACTAAAAGTCTAGTTTTAGGATTTTTAGATAATTTAAAAGAAGTTTTCCAATTTAAACTACTTTCACCTGTAATTATCATATCTCTATCCATATCAAGAGAGCTAAAAATAGAATTACTATCAGTTTTAAAATTACAATTTAAAATAGGAATCTGCTGACCTTCCGCCCATCTTGGCAACTGTACAAAAGTAGTAAAACAATTATCAATCCAACCAATAGTACCATTAATTAGCGGGTCTTCACCATCGTCCGAAAAGCTATCCCAATAATTCCTCAAACAGACGATTTTGTCTCCATTTTGAGGTTTCAAATTATTTAATCCCGACAATTGACGCATTTGAGTATTTAACGCTACTCTTGTAGCATTTGTTGCACATATTACTTGGTCTGCCCATTGTAACATACCTGTATTAAGTTCATCCTTATGAGATACTATAACTTCATTTCCTTGAATTGGTTTTATTGATTTACCAGCTCTAATATCCATAGTTAAACGAATTATTTCTGATTCTTGCGCTTGTCGCATTATTTCATCAAGGAATATATGCGGGTGGTCTAATAAATGATTATCCTCGTCTTTATCTACAGGTGGTAACTGAAATGGGTCCCCTAAGCAAATTATATGAACATTATAAGTTGCAAGTAAAGTCATTAAAGATTTAGGTGCCATAGATACTTCATCTACAATTATAATATCATATGGAATAGATTCAACGGGAATACGACCAAAAGTTCCATCTGATTTAGGAAAACTCTTATATAATAATTTATGTAAAGTTTTTACATTCTTATTACCTTTTTTTAAAAGAACCTGTGCAGCTTTACCTGTAAAGCACGCAAAGCAAACTCTATCTTCATCTACATCTAATGCTTCTATAATAAATTTAACTAGGGTCGACTTCCCTGTACCTGCATATCCTGAAATTACAGTATACTTTTCATGGTTTTTATATCTAGTTAATGCGATTTTAAGTCCTTCATTTTGACGATTGGTTAATATCATTTTAATTATTCTCCATTTTATGAGCTTGCGAAAATTGCTCTAAAATATGATAAAAATGTTGTTTTTGACTATTAGCCCACACTTCTCTATTAAAAGATTGACAATTATTGCGGGCGCGCTCTTCTTTTAATATTGCTAATTCATCAATTGCAATTGCGTATCTAAAATAAATGCTATCAAAACCAAAATCTATTCTATCTTTAACAATTTTATTTAATTCATCTTTATCAATCATAGTAATGTTTAATTTTTTATATAAATCTTTAATATCATCAGTCATAATTTATTATCTCCTTTAATAACTTCTTATATCTTTTATTTTCTATAATTATTATATCATATTTTTATATAAAAATCAAAAAATAGGTTTTAGATGAAAAATTTCCAAAACCTATTTTAAATTTGAAGATGCGAGTGTCTGCAGCCCGAATAGTTAAAAGAAGTATTTAGATGAATCTACAATCTCATAATCTTCAAGTAATATTTGTGCATTTACATATCCGTTCCATTCATTACGATTACACTTTCCCACTAAGTCAATCTTTACATAACCATCTGTAGCTATTTTATTATATTCTTCTTGACTAGAGCCAAACTTAATAATAGATACTTTATTAGGTAAAACAATTTTTAATGTAGGAGTCCTATCAGGAGACATTAGTGTAACCATATCTTTAGTAACTTTTAAACCTTTAATTGCTATGAGACTTTCTTCGAGGTCTTTTCCCCAAAAACCGTCCATCTCTGCAATATCAAGTATATTTTGAGGATTTACTTCATTACCTTCATAGATGTAATCAACATAATATAATGCTTCTGAAGGCATATCTTTTAATGCTTCATCTGTAGCGGCAATAAAATCATTAATATCTTGTTCGCGGATTCCTAGACCAAAGGCGCCTTGATGTCCTGCTGTAAAAAGCGTTAGACCAGTACCCGCGCAAATATCTTTAAAATGAGTAACTCCAACTTGGTCGCATCCTCTTGCAGAACCTTGATAAGAGATTTCATTATCTTCTTCTACTCTTGTAAGAACACAGCAAGGTCTTTGATAACGTGCCATGAGTTTATTAGCCACCAATCCCGCAATATTTCGGTCTATTTGCCCAGGTTCTATAAGAAACAACAATACTTTATGTTCAAGCATATTATCTTCCGCAATCTTATTTTCTAAAAATTCCATTCCTGCATCTTGCGCTCTTGTTTGTCTATTTTTTACATTAGTACAAGTTCTTATTGCCTGTTCTACTCTTTGTTCCTCTTCGCCTAATTTATGTCCTCTTTTATTTGAAGGTATCATATCAAAAGCCTTCATTGAAAGCATTGACTCAAATAATAATTCTTTTTCCTCTTGAGTTCCACTTCTTACCATTGCATTAACAAAAGGAGCAATATAAAATGCAGCGCCCCATGAAGTTATATGTTCGCCTAGCTTAAATTGGTTCTTTTGCCACATATTATAAATAAAAGGATTATGAATATTTTCAGGCTCGAATCCTTTATTAATTAAATGTTTTGTTTCTATAGATTGAAGGCTCATCATATCTGCGGTATTACCAAGAGCTACAAGGTCTAAAAATTTATCAGCATAATTTTTATTTAATAAACTATCTATATATTTACAAAACTGATAAGTTATACCAACTCCACTTAAATTTTTATTGGGATAGTCACTAAGTTGATTGTTAATAATTATAGCATCTTCAGATGCGTATTCAGCTTCATGGTGGTCAAGCACTATAACTGGAATATTATTTTCTTTTAATTTAGCATGATATGAATAATCGTTAGACCCAGCATCAGGAACAATAACTAAAGCAAAATGTTGTTCAATAATATAATCATAACAATCACTTAATCCATGCTGTTTTCCTTCATGTATTATCCATCTTATATATTTTTGCGTCCACGCGGGAAACGCTTCATATAAATAATTTATAAGTGACGCAGAGCTGGTGAAACCATCGCAATCTGCATCCACTACAACTACTACATATTGTTGTTTGCTAATACAAGATATTAATATTTTTGCTGCAATTAATAATTGTGCTTCTCCTAGTAATAATGGAGAGTTAATATCTTTATCTGTTGTATTTATGTAATGTGGAATATCTTCATATGATATTCCTCTATTAGTAAGTACCTGTTCTAAAGCAGAGTATTTAGAATTAACAGGTTTTATAAGTTTATATTTCATTTTATGATAATCCTATTCTTTTTATAAAATCTTTATTATAAATATATCCTTTCTTTAAATAATTCTAAGAAAATTTCTTTTCCATTATCTATCGGACTCATTTTATAATTAAGTTTATCTCCTTTTTTATCAAAAACAAAAGAGATTTGAACATATGGACTATATTTCTTATGAATATCAGTTAGTTTCTTAGTCCATTTTTTAAATTCTTCATCTCCAGATTTTTGAAATTGTTTATCAAAAGCCACAATAATTTCTTGAACTCCAAGAGATAAAAGTAATTTAACTTGATAGCTTATTAAAGAACTCCCGCAACAAGCTACTGAAATATCATTTTCTTCTCCAAAATAACTAGCATAAAGGAGACATGATTTCTCGCCTTCAAATACTATCGCCCGCCGCATTATTTTTATGTTATCTTTACTATTGTTTAAATTATATAAATTAAATGAGAGCGGGTGTCGGTATAAAGTTCCATTAAGTTTGGCTGGAAGATATTTACCCCATTGTTCATTTTCTTTAATTAAAGTTCTCTCTCTTATACCAACTAAGTTATTATTTATATCATAATGAGGAATTACTATACCTTCATTAACGGGGTCGTAGGCTATTCCTCTATGATTAATTACCTTTCTATTGATACCCTCTTGTTCCCATGGGGTAATATTCGGATGTGGGAGATATTTTAATATACTATTATCATATTTTTTTAATTCTATTATTTTTTCTTTTAATTCAATATTATTTATTCTTTCATAATTATTAAAAATTTCCCAATCTTTGAGGTCATCTTCTTGAAAATCTTGAGAATTAAAATTTTGAGTTGAATAGCCAAAATAAGAAGCTACAAATGAGATAGCTTTAGGTAGAGACCATTCAGTTTGTGTTTCTCTTGACTTTACCTTTTGAGTTAAAGCAAAAATATCAAAACCGCCAGTTTCTTCACACTGAGTATAACATTTATATAGATGAGTGTTATTGTAGTAGTAAAGTTTGTGGGAGTCGCCTCCATGACAAATAGTTCTAAATATTAAAATATTATCATTAATTTGAACGCCTTCTCCGCCTAGCTCATTTGTATAATCTAATATTTGATTTATAGTTAAATTAAATTTTAATTCATCTTTATCCATTATTAAAATGCACTCGATTCTATTTTAGGTTTAATTTTTATCTTTAAATCTTCCATTGGAACTAGCTCATATTGATAATTTGTCGCAAACATAGGCTCTATTTTACAAGTTCCTCTGTTACTTTTACACCATAATAAAATATCTTTATATCTACCTCTACGATTTTTATACACAGATATTTTAATACTAGGATTTTCAAATCCGCCAGACCTAATAACATCTTCAAGAGCAGTTAAGTCATTTTGGCTTGTCTCTAACATAATCATACCTAGGTCTATTTTGTCAGCAATCGATTTTGCACCCCTCAAAAGGTTCTGGTCATATTGCTCTGCAGTCCGATAATCCGCATTTAACTGAGTGGCTGTCATAATAAAAACTCCATATTGATTACATAAATCTTTTATTCTAATTGAAATCATAAAAAGAATATTATCCTCTCTTAATCCTTTTACTCCAGCTTTTGAACTAACTTCACCCAATATTTTCATACTAGAATGAATATAATCAAAAAAGATATATTTAGTTCCATATTCGCGGATTCCGCGCTTAATAGTATTTTCAATATCTTTTAAAGAAAAATCTGGTAATTGCTCTACATATAAAGGACATTTCTTTAAAAGATTAGCTGCATAACAAACTCTCTCCCATTCTCCGACATAATATTCTCCATTAAGAATATGCTCTTCATCAACATCAGATAAAAATGCTATCATCATAGTTTGAATTTCATCTAATTCCTGTTCTGTAGAAATAAACATTGCAGGCTCTCTAGTACCATTATTTATCCATTTTTGTTCTGATGAACTATATATTTCATCACAAGCAATAGAACAAACATCAGCAATCATTGAACGAGTTTTACCAACTCCTGTCGCGGCAGACCGCAAATAAAACTTTTTAAGTCTTGCTCCGCGAGTTACTGTATTCACTAATGGTCCATAAAGCGGATATCCAATTTCAGGAGTCTCTTTAAGTTGCTGTAGGAGCTCTATAGCACCATCTCCCGCGTTTTGAATACCACCTTGACTATTATCAGCATATTTTAAACGAATATCAGTAATTTTTTTATCAATTAAATCAGCTATATCGTCTATTGGAGTATTATCTAACCAATCTTCTTGAGCTTGCTTCTTTTTTAAATCAGTTATATTATCAATGTCATATAACCAAGTTAAATCCATACCAATACTTTGATACATTCTTAATAAAGTCATTTTTTTCATTCTATTGTAATAATACTCAAAAGCTGCAAACTGTGTATTTTGACTTATCTTTTGAAGGTATTCCGCACCTTTATTAACTTTATATACAGCCAATTGTTTTGGACGTTGCTCTAAATAATCTTCTATTGCATTTAGACTAATTTCTTTTACACCTAAAGCGTGTAAATTATAAATAGAACCAAAAAGAATTTTATGAAATTCTTCTGTAAAATCTTCTTCATTAAAATAATATTTATCATCTTCATCAAGTAAAGAAGGATAATTATATATTGCTCCTATGACTTGAATAATAGATGGTATATCTACATATTTAGACACTATCACTTTCCTCACTATCATCAAAATTAAATAATCTTATAGTTTTAGTTTTAGCTTCTGGCGGATATATTTCAACTGTTTTTACTTTTGGTTTATATTCTTCTATATCCTTATCTTCATTTGCCAATTTTGCTAAATATAAACTATAATAATACTGACAAGCCTGCTCATAAATATATGGAACTATTCCTAAACCGCCATTAGCTTTCTCTGTAGAATTACCTTTAATTTCATACCAATAAACTAAAGTTTTTAATATACCACTATAAGTATAATTATATTGTTCTTGATATTCTTTTAATTGTTTTCTTATTCTAGCATTAACATAAGGCATATCAAATAGTTTCATAATATATTTTTCAAGAGCTTCTAAATCTTTTTGTTCTTGAGTTTTACTTGCCTCGCCCTTTTCTGCACATTCTTTATGAGCATAACGACGTGCGGAAACTTGGATAGTAGGAACTTTATCTCGGTCAAACTTTTTTTTACAATAAATGCAAGTTACCATATGCATAGTTATTGACCTCTTTCACTTTAATATTTTCTATAATTATATTATAACATATTTTTTTAAATAAATCAAAAAGAGGCTCGCCTTTAAAGCTAGCCTCATTTTTTTCTTTATTCATTTGCTGGATTTAAATTTTCTGTTAATTCTTTTAAATCCGTAATGATTAAATCAAGTGCTTCTACTTGGTCACGAGAACATTGATTTACTTTCTGACCTTTACCAAGATATTTGTCAGTAATCTGAACAATTCTTGGTTGCCAATAACTCTTAAAGTATTCTTCTGAATTATTTACAATTAAATTATTAACAATAGAATTAAAACTATCAACTAATTCATCAAAATCTAATTCTTGTGTAACATTAGAATATAAGTTATTTCTTTCATTGGTAAAGTATTCAGTACCATCTTCCGCAGCTTGTTTATCAATAGCATCACTAATAGCTTTTACTAATGCATTATAATTAAAATCTATATAATCTGGTGTATACTTAAAACGGCTGCCTGCTATATAACGTGGTGTACCTCGCATAAATAGCTTTGTAGAAGTTGTTCCATCTTCATTTTGAATTGCTCTTGAATATGCTATAATATCGCACATTCTTGAAACTATATTACGAGCTTTACTTCCTAATGTTGGAACAATCTGATTAAACTCGTTACCTTGTTCATCTTTAAAAGTTTTATCAGCCGCATGACTAATTAAAACTAGACCATAGTCCATCTGAACAATACTTCTTAAACATTCATCAAATTCTTTAGCTACCAT